AATCACCAACGTGATGGCCGAAACGATTCAGTCTTCGGACATTGGTCCTGAGTTAGCTTACTACCTCGGCTCCAACCCCAAAGATGCGGAACGTATCTCACGCATGACGCCACTCGCACAGGCGAAGGAAATCGGAAAGATTGAGGCCAAGTTGGCTAACGATCCTCCGGTGAAAAGAACCACCTCTGCACCAGCACCTATTTCGCCGGTGACTGCACGCTCCTCTGGAGCAGCGGCCTATGACACTACGGACCCACGGTCTACCAAGACCATGACGGATTCGCAATGGATTGAAGCCGAACGCAGACGCCAAGTGAAAAAGTGGGAAGCGCAGAACCGCTAATTTTTTTAAAGGACTTTTGAAATGTCAAACAGCATTCTGACCATTGACATGATCACCCGCAAGGCGCTGGAGATCTTGGAAAACAACCTCGTGTTGACCCGCAACGTGAACCGCCAGTACGACGACAGCTTCGCTGTTGAAGGTGCAAAGATCGGTTCTACACTGCGTATTCGTTTGCCCGACCGCGCATTGGTAACTGACGGTGCCGCCCTGCAAGTTCAGGACGACAACGAACAGTTCACCACTTTGTCTGTGGCTAACCAAAAGCATATCGGCGTGAACTTCACTTCTGCCGAACTGACCATGCAATTGGATGACTTCGCAGAGCGTGTGTTGAAGCCTCGTATCAGCCAGTTGGCATCCAGCATTGACGCTGATGTCGCTAACTGCTTCAGAACCATTGGCAACACCGTTGGTACACCTGGCACTACTCCTGCAACTTCTTTGGTCTTGCTCCAAGCCCAGCAGAAGCTGAACGAGAACGCTGCCGTGATGTCTCCACGTTACGCCACCGTCAACCCAGCAGCTAACGCTGGTCTGGTTGAAGGCATGAAAGGTTTGTTCAACCCCACCGACACCATCAGCAAGCAGTTCAAGAACGGCATGATGGGCACTGGCGTGTTGGGTTTTGAAGAAGTCAACATGTCTCAGTCGATCAAACAATTCACCACCGGCTCGCGTACAGCCACCGGCGGTAGCTTGTCGGCTGCTGTGACTTCTGAAGGCGCTACTACCATCGCTATCACCGGCGCTGGCACTTCGACTACCGTTAAGGCTGGCGATGTGTTCACCGTGGCTGATTGCTTTGCTGTGAACCCACAGACTCGTGAGTCCACTGGTTCGTTGTTCCAGTTCGTTGCTTTGGCTGACGTTACCCTGTCGGGTGCTGGCGCTGGCAACATCACTGTGTCGCCGATCTACTCCGCTGCTCACGCTTTGGCTACTGTGGACGTTCTGCCACAGAACGGCAAAGCTGTTGTGTTTGTGGGTGCTGCTTCCAGCCAGTACGCTCAGAACTTGGTGTACCACAAGGATGCCATCACCTTTGCAACTGCTGACTTGCTGTTGCCACAAGGTGTTGACATGGCTGCTCGTGCCGTTCACAACGGTATCAGCCTGCGCGTTGTTCGTCAGTACGACATCAACAACGACCGTCTGCCTTGCCGTATTGACGTTTTGTACGGCTTCAGCACGATCCGTCCACAAATGGCTTGCCGCATTTGGGGCTAATCTAAAGCCCCTACGGGGGCTTTATTTCGTAACATCTTTGAAAGGAAATTATCATGGCTCTCCCTAATGGCGCAGGTGGTTATCAAGTTGGTGACGGTAACGTCGGCGAAGCTCAACTGTTCGTTCAAGGCGCCCCCACTGCCGTGGCTGCTGCTGCGACAATGACGGCTGCTGAACTGGCAAACGGTCTGTTTGTGTTTAACGGCACTGCCGGTAACTTGACTTTGCCCACCGTGGCACTCGTTGAGGCTGACATCTCTAGCGCCGCTAAAGTGAACGCAGCATTTGACTTCTTCATCGTCAATACTGACGGTGCAGACGCTGTTACGCTGGCTACTGGCACTGGTTGGACAATTGTCGGTGCTGCCGCTGTTGCCTTGAGCACTTCTGCTCACTTCCGCGCCCGTAAAACCGGCGATGGTACTTGGACTGCATACCGCATCTCCTAAACCTAAATGGGGACTTCGGTCCCCGTTTTTAAAGGAAACATCATGACCTCTAACACCAAACCAATTGGCGTTGCTTTTGAAGATCAAGACATTATTGGGTCTAACTTTGTACTGGCTGGTGGCGAGTTGGGCTACACCGCAGAAGCAAGCGGCACAGTGACTCAATTGACAGACAAGTCTACAGGGGTAACTCTGAACAAATCTGCCGGTCAGATCACTTTGAACAATGCGGCGTTGGCTAACATCACAAACGTGTCGTTCACTTTGACCAACAGCACAATCAGCGCAAAAGACGTTATTATTTTGAGCGTTTCGTCTGGTGCTACTGCTGGTGCATACAACTGCTGGATTTCTAGCAAAACCACTGGAAGTTGCGTAATCACAATTCGCAACCTTTCGGGCGGTTCGCTGTCTGAGGCTTTTGTAATCAACTTTGCTGTGCTCCACGTTCTGTAAAGTCAAATGGGGGCTAATCACCCCCATTTTTGAAGGATAGAAATGCCTGTAATTTACATGACGCATGAAATTCATGGGGCAAAAGTTGCCAACATGGAAGCTGAAGCCGAAGCAGATGAAAAAAATGGCTGGGTGCGATACAATCCAGACACGTTTTCGGCTCCCGAAGAAGCGGCCAACACACTCGTTGTGAAGCGCAAATACACGCGCAAAGCTGAAACCGAAGGAGTCTGAACATGGCAACGTACACCGCTGGCGATCAAATTAACCGAGCGCTTCGGTTGCTTGGTATTCTTGCCGAAGGTGAAACGCCGTCTGCCGCCATGTCGCAAGACGCGCTGATGGCGTTAAATCAAATGATCGACAGTTGGAATACCGAACGCTTGTCGGTTTTCTGCACTCAAGATCAAGTTTTTATGTGGCCTGCTGGCGAGTACATTCGCACGTTGGGGCCATCTGGCAATTTTGTGGGCTTGCGCCCCGTGCTGGTAGACGATGCCACGTACTACCGCGATCCGGGCACCAACGTGTCTTTTGGCATCAAATTCATCAACCAGCAGCAGTACAACGGTATTGCGGTTAAAACCGTAACCTCTACGTACCCGCAGGTTTGCTTCGTGAACATGGGCTTTCCCAACATCACGATGACCATCTATCCACGTCCCACTCGGGAACTGGAATGGCACATCATCTCAGTGCAGAAACTTGATGAGCCTGCCACTTTAACCACTGACCTATTTTACCCGCCAGGTTATTTACGTGCGTTCACGTATAACTTGGCAATGGAAATTGCGCCAGAGTTTGGCGTGGAGCCAAGCCCCCAAGTGCAACGCATTGCCATGACCAGCAAGCGCAACTTGAAACGCATCAACAATCCTGACGATGTGATGTCTATGCCATACGCTATTGTGGCTAACCGTCAGCGGTTCAACATCTACGCTGGCAATTACTGATGAAAACGCTTATTCTTGGCTCCAGCTATGTGGCCCGCAGTGTCAACGCTGCGGATGCTAGGATGGTCAACCTGTTTCCCGAGATCGTGCCGGAAGCAGGCAAAGAGCCTGCGTTCCTGAACCGCGCCCCCGGCCTTAACCTGCTTAACACGGTGGGCACAGGCCCGATCCGTGGCTTGTGGGCGTTTTCGTCAAACGATGGCACAGGCTTTGTGGTGTCTGGCACTGAGTTGTACAAGATCAACAACGCCTACGCTGCCACGCTGATCGGCACTGTGGCAGGCGCAGGTCCTGTCAGCATGGCCGACAACGGCACTCAGTTGTTCATTGCGGCAAACGGGCCAAGCTACATCTACAACGCCAACACAAACGCATTTGGTCCAATCACTGACCCTGATTTCCCCGGCGCGGTGACTGTGGCCTATCTGGACGGCTACTTCGTGTTCAACGAGCCGAACAGCCAGAAGATGTGGGTCACAGCCCTTTTGGACGGTACGTCCATCGACCCACTGGAGTTTGCCAGCACCGAAGGCTCTCCTGACGGCCTGGTGGCTGTGATTGCCAACTTCCGCGAGGTCTGGGCCTTTGGTACGAACTCAATTGAAGTCTGGTCTGACACCGGTGCGCTTGACTTCCCTCTTGAGCGCATCCCCGGCGCATTCAATGAGTTGGGCTGCGCTGCCCCCTACTCCATCGCCAAGATGGACAACGGCCTGTTCTGGCTTGGCCGTGACCGCCGTGGGCAAGGCATGGTCTACCGGGCCAACGGTTACGCTGGTCAGCGCATCTCGACACATGCTGTCGAGTGGCAAATTCAGCAATACGCTGACATCACTGACGCCATCGGGTACACGTACCAGCAAGACGGCCACAACTTCTACGTGCTGATCTTTCCCACGGCCAACACCACATGGGTGTACGATGCCGCCACACAAGCATGGCACGAACGCGCCGGGTTTACCAATGGCGACTTCACCCGCCACCGCAGCAACTGCCAGATGTCGTTCAACAACAAGATCGTTGTGGGTGACTTTCAAAACGGCAACATCTACGCCTTTGACTTGGACGACTACTCGGACAACGGGCAGATCCAAAAGTGGCTACGCTCGTGGAGAGCACTGCCCACCGGTCAGAACAACTTGAAGCGCACCGCGCAGCACAGCCTCCAGCTTGACTGCGAGTCGGGCACTGGTTTAAGCGGCAGCATGATTGCTGAAACAATTTATCTGCAAACCGAAGAAGGTGATTATTTAGTCACCGAGGGTGGTGACAAACTTATTGCGGAACAACAAACGGCGATCACGCAAGGCAGCGACCCACAGGTCATGCTGCGCTGGTCCGACGATGGTGGGCACACATGGTCCAACGAGCATTGGGTCAGCATCGGCAAGATCGGCGAATACTATCGCCGTGCCATCTGGCGCAGACTGGGCATGACCCTGAAGCTGCGTGATCGCGTCTACGAGGTGTCGGGCACCGACCCTGTAAAGATCGCCATCATGGGCGCTGAACTGATCCTGAGTCCGACCAATGCTTAACCCCATCATCACGCCCCCACGGGTGCCGTTGGTTGACCCCAACACGGGCTTGATTAGCAGGGCGTGGTACTTATTTTTTCTGTCGTTGAACAACGTAGCGAATGATGTCGTAAACGACCCCGTTGTCGGTCCTAGTGCTGAGTCGCTGATTGCCAGCTATGACGCAGTGCTTCAGACGCTGACGCAGGAAGTGCAGACACAACCAAGCCCCAGCGATCTGGTGTCGCAAGTGGCCGAATTGGAAAAGCAGATTCAAGCGTTGGAGGTGCAGCCAGTTGTTGACGTTGCGGCCATCAATGTCGCCATCAATTCGCTGCTGTCCGCACCAGTTACCAAAACCGCCGACTTCACAGTGGCCGCTGGTGAAACATGGCTGATCAACAACAAGTCGGGTTCGTCGTGCACAGTGACGCTGCCAACCCCCTCGACCAGCACTGGCCGAGTGTTGAACTTTCAGAACTACCAAGCCCAGACCCTTGTGTCAGCTTCGAGTAATGTGGTGCCGCTGGCCGGTGGGTCTGCGGGTACTGCGATCCTGCAAGCAGTTGCCGGTGCAAACGCCACCTTGGTTTCTGACGGCACAAGTTGGATAATGACGAAATACGACTCCAACAACTCGTTGGAATTGGAATAAGGAGAAACCCGAATGACAGTCACCGTCAAAAACCTTGTGCCATCGAAAGATGTTGCAAACAGCCAGACAACCCAGTACACCGCAACCGGCGTGACCACGATCATCGACAAGTTCACTGCGACCAATTACAGCGCCAGTGCTGCCACGATCTCGGTCAACTTGGTCACTGTGTCTGGTTCT